AGTTAAAGGCACCGAAGAAGTTAAGTTTAAAAACCCAACAGAACCTGAACCATCTGGTATTAATTGTATCATTACAGGGCGAGATCCGTCTAACGTGGGGGCTACTGTCCCCAAAGAAACAAAAGTAGAAGATGTAGCCTGCACGTTTGGTACACTAGTACTTGCATAGTTAACTGGGGCTAATTTAGCATTAGTAACTTGTCCATCTGCTATCTTAGCTGTAAGTATCGCCCCGTCAGTAATCTTAGGTGTTGTAACAGCATTAGTAGCTAAGGCTGCTGTACCAATTTGATTGCTAGACAGTTGTCCTGAACTGTCTAAGAAGACTGGGAGGTCAGATCCAGGTAAACTGTTAGGGAGAGTGATAGTATAATCTGCTGCTAGTCCCGTGAATGCTGAGAGTGTTACACTGTGCCCTGCTGGTACATGCTCTCTAATAATAGCTGAGCCAAAGTCCATATCAGCGGGCGTTTGATTCCCACTATTAGCTTGCCAAATGAACTTTTCACTACCAGAGCTATATGCAGCTAATGCAGGAGCAGACAACCCAGCTATAGACCCAGCGGCACTATTAACCTGTCCTGCGGCAGTCATTTGAATCTGATTGCCATTGTTATCATTGTAGTACAAATCTACACCACTAACGTATAAGTTAGCTGGATAGGTAACTCCAGATAAAGGTGATAACTGTGGGGCTAGGCCTAATCTTAAAGCATCAAAGAGTCCGAATCCATTTATAGTAAGGTCTGCATCTAGGCTAAGTCCAGCTGTGGGTATTTGTACACCTTGTCCAGATGTATGATTATGCTCATCAATTAAGCTTAATGAATTGTCTATGTCTGTTGCGTACAATGGTCCAGGTTGTGATCCTACAATTGGTATTTGTAAGCCCATGTTAGGAGAGGAGATTGAAGACATTAATACACCCAGAGGTCAACAGTGGTATTAGCACTGGAAGTTAAGTTTAAAGTAAGTTCAGGCATTTGGTTAGTAGCTTGAGTGTCGTATATAAGCGACCCGGCTACTTGGAATCTAGTCACGATGTATCCTTGCGGAGCTCTTCCAAGCTTATGGTTAATGACATTAGCACCTGTTACCAATGATATGTTCTTTAGCTGAATCCCTTGTAACAAAGGAAGATCTACAAACTTATTAAGAATAGCAGCCCATGTAGACTGCATCCTTCCCAAAGCTGTATCAGATGTATTAAAGCTAGGTAACACCTAATAGCCCCCAAATTGGCCGCCAAAGGGACCAGAACCATAATAGTCTGTAGCTTGTCGGGTGGGACTGATACGCTCAGGCTCTCCAGCATCTCTATTCTCAGCAGCAGCCTCAATACGGTCAATTAGAGCTTGCTTTTGCACCATAAGAGCTGATACATCAGACTCTTCTTTCATAAGAGCCTTAATAGCAGCATCTACAGCTATATACTCAACCCAACCACTGACCCCATCGGCTACATCTGTATCTTTTAGGAGAGTCTGCATCCTCGGTATATACCAAAGCCTAAGTATTTGATTTGCTTGGGGTGTGGGAATGAAAGCTACGTAATCTCCCTCAAGTCGATATGCGAGAGATCCCCAGCCTAACATATTAGTTGTAAGTTGAGGGTAAATGTATTGGTTTCTATTTATAAAGCTAAATCGTTTGAGAGTGAGAAATGCATTAGAAGCGTTGTTTAATGCAAGGTCAACACCTAATAGCTTATAGAATGGTCTAGCACCACCATTATTAACACCATCAGGCAAGGGGAAGCGTGTATTACCGTCTGTGGTGACAAGAAGAGGCTCAGCCATGAAGTACTCATTGCCATACTTCTGTACCATAAGGTCATAGAGCTCAAAATAAGACTGATTAATGTATGTATTCCACTCAGCTTCTGTAACGAACTGGCTATTAACCCTATCGGCCTTTTGTTGGGATAATGTTCTGAGTTGGCCTAAGGTCATCTTACCGGTGCCTACAGGAACAACAGATTGAGCCTCAGAATAGGCACTTGTTGTACCATTATCTGATGCAACTTGGTAGAAGTATTCAGTATTTATGACAACAGATGCATCTAAGTACTGAGGTACTGTGACTGTAGCTAATGAACTATAGGTAATATTATCTAATGATCTTTGGATCTTATAGGATGTAGCCCCGGCAATAGTATCCCAAGTGAGCCACACTTGGCCATTACCCTGTTGGGCTATGAGCCCTCGCGGAATAGCTGGTGCACTCATTATTGATACCTTTCTAAATATGTAATCATAGCTTTAATAGAGTCTTTATCTTCTCTCATAGCTCCAAGAGCAAAATTACATTGAGTACAAAGCAATCCTCTAAGAGTTCCAGTATTATGGTTATGATCGACTGATAAAGATACTTTTAGACTAGATTGATGCGCTTCACAAATTGCACATTTGCCTGATTGTTTCCTAAATAGATTATTATATTGATCTAAACTCATACCAAACTTACGTCTTAAGTGTATTTTTCTATCGTTTGGCTTAGTGTACGCTCTTTGACACGGCTTACATCTAGATTGAAATCCATCCCGTTTGTGAGAATAGAACTCAGACATAGGCTTTTCTGTATTACAAGCCTTGCAGTTCTTACGGGGTATTGCAGGTGCTGACATATCTTTAGTTCCTTATCGGGGCTTATATAGCCCATTTAGTCCTTTATAGCCCCCTATAGGGGCCTAGAGCAGCTAAGTATTAGCTGGACCCCAGGCCCCACTTCAATAACGCGTCTAAAGGGGGTTTAAACGCATTTTAGACCTATCTGTAAAGATAGATCGGGGAAGCTATTTATTCACCTTGTACTTTTACACTCGAATTACTGAGGTAGAAGGCTAAGCTGATAACAGATCCATCTGCAGGAGCTACTAAAGCACCAGCATAATCACGACATTGGAGGATGAAGCTTGCGCCATATCCTTGTCCAGCGGAAGCTAAAGGAGCAATAGAGAGGTTGGGGTCACCAACTGTCTCAATACTAGCCACGCCTGTGCCTGAAGCTGCTGTAGCCATAACACGCGAGCTAGAGCTATTAGATCCAGCGCCAACACTAGCTGCAATGAACGCTACGCCCACTGCAGGAGTTACACCAACTGGCACGCCTAAAGCAACCCATTGAGCCACTGTAGCATCGCCAAGTGTGGTGATGATGTAAGCAACACCAGCCGTTAAAGCTGAGTTGTCGATCTTTAATGCAGATCCACTTACAGGAGAGACTCTGGAATCAAATCCGCTGAAAGAGCGATTATAGTTGTCTTGGAGTTGTACAACAATCGTTCCTGAAGCAGGATTAGGGTTCTTAGGGTCTGGAGTTGCACTTGTGTGCATATATACAGCTTGAATGCCGGGTCCTTTTAAAGATCGGATTCCTAAGCCATTGCCATTCGTAGAATCTACAACGAAGTTGCAGTCTAACAACACAGGCATTGCATGTAATGAATACATGAACTGTGTCAGTCTTCTATTTGCCATTTGTTTGTCCTTTGTCTAGCATCTGGTTTTCACCATCTAAGAGCTAGAACTTAGATGGGCTTACGCTACAGGACATCCCATAGCTTAAAGTGTTTAATTAAACAACAGAAACATCTGTCCATTTATTGATTGAGGAGTGTATGTAAATGACACTCTCCCGCTAACTCCATCAGCCCCATTGGCGGTCTTGCCTCCTGCTCCTCCGCCTCCTCCTGGAGCAGTTCCTACAGAGCCATTAACTGTGTTACCGCTACCGCCATTACCGCCATTACCGCCTCCGGAAGGAGCTGTCGCTCCCGTGCTAGTAGCAGTTGCAGTAGTTCCATCAGAAGAAGTTCCCGCTGAAGATCCTCCCCCACCGCCAGCATTTCCTACATGACCAGATCCTGTTCCGCCCGTTCTATTGGCGTCTCCATTTGTAGCAGTGCCCCCAGCTCCTCCGGTCCCTCCAGTATTTCCCCCAGCTCCTCCAACCCCACCACCAGCTGTGTATGTTACAGCCGAGAATGTAGCTGTAGAGCTTCCTCCTGTGCCTCCTGGACTGCCTCCAGATTGATCTGTACCCCCAGCTCCCAATGCCCCCACTACATAAGCTATAGTATTCCCTGGAGACACTGTTAAGGTCTTGCTACAATAAGCGCCTCCTCCGGCGCCTCCTCCGCCCCCACTAGAACCAGCGTCCTTACCTGGACCTCCTCCGCCTCCCCCGCCCCAAAGTTCTACAAGAACTGAGTGGACTCCGGCAGGAACAGTCCAGTTACCAGATCCTGAGTTAAATGTATCTGTTGTTGACACTTAAAAGCCCTTTACGTATGCCACTACATCCCAGAAACTAGAGCCTGCATTATATATAGCTCCAATATAGTCTGTCTTGCCGCTTGTAGTAGCTGTAAGTCCTGTGATATCTGTGCCAAACCTAAATCCACCAGCTCCGGTATTTAAAGACACTGTTCTAGAACCTCCTGAAGCAAGTACAGCTATTGTAATCTTCTGTCCGCTTGTAGGATTAGAAGGCACAGCTATAGTTGGGTTAGTTGTAGTTGTTAGAGTGAATGTATTACCTAAGCTAGCATCCAGGGCAGGAGTAGCTCCATCTGTAAGGGCTGATACACCGCCTACAATGGCCTTAGAAGCTGTGATTGTAGCTGCTGTAAGTGTTCCAGTAACTGTAGGAGATGCACTGAATACAACGTTAGTGGAGCCTGTAGTGCCGCTTACTGTTGTCCCCGCAATCTTAGCTACTGTAGAAGCTACTGATCCAGGACCAGAGGCTGTTACATCTCCTGTTAAAGCTGTAATGTAGTTACCAGAAGCTTGTTTAGCATTTAATTGAGTTTGTATAGCACTAGTTACGCCAGATAAATAGCCTAATTCTGTGGGGGTTACTGCGCTTGATACTAAGTTTTTAGATGCATCTATATAGGGGACTGTAGATAAGGTGAGTCCTGAGATGTTAACAACCCCAGCTGCGCTTATACTTAAACGTGTTGTATTAGCAGTCTTTAGGTTGATAATACCGTTAGTTCCTCCACCTGTGGCACGGCCAGCATTTAAGTTTAAAGTTCCCCCGGTTCCAGTAGCATTGGAAGCTGTTCCAGCCTGTACTGTAATAGTACCGCCTACACCGCTAGCTGCAGAGTTAGTTCCGGGTTGTATTAATATCCCGCCCCCACTTCCAGCTACGTTACTAGTACCTGCTTGGATGATTAAGTCTGCGGAAGCTCCTGATCCATTGTTTTGAGTCTGCAACGTAAGAGATGAAGGCTCTGTTCCGGATATAGTGCTGTCTGATCCAGGAGTATCTAAGAAAGAGATGCCTGCAATAGAAGATTGTTTATTATTCAATTGTGTCTGTATAGAGCTTGTAACTCCAGATACATACCCAAGTTCTGTTGGAGTAACAGCACTAGACACTAAATTCTTAGAAGCATCTAAGTAAGGTACAGTAGAGGCTGTTAAGATTGGTAAAGATATTGTTGAGTCAAATCCCTTTAATAATAAGTTTCCACTTGCATCTAGGATTTGTACAGAGCCATTAGATCCACCATCTCCCGGTCCTGCCCATAGTTTTACATCACCCCCAGTACCACTATCAGACTCTCCGCCAAATATCTCTACATTGCCGCCTTTGCCAGATCCTCCCGCGAATCCACCCTCTAAATGTAATGTAGAAGCTGGTCCTGTCCCATTATTATCTCCACTAATTATAAGCATTGATGAAGGATTTAGATTTGTATTAGAGGCTCCTCCTAGTATTTTAATAGGCGGTGCTATTGTCGCATCTGGGACTTGAATCAATAATTGTATACCTGTTTGAGCTACTATCTTGGGAGTTGTAATTTGCGTAGTGAATACAGGAGATGCTAAAGGGGCTTTCAGATCAAGAACTGCTTGTAAGTCTGTTTGATTGGACAATACTCCCGTTATAGTTCCCCAAGCCGCCGATACTTCAGTACCTGTTTGAATCAATACCCAAGTAGCATCATCCCAGAAGTACAGATTGTTTAAGCTTAAATCATAAGCGAAGTTACTTCCTTGTGCGGGGAAAGATGCGGCTGTAGCATAATATTTAATAGCGTCTATTGGAGGATATTTAATATACATCTTATTTCCTTAACCTTAACAAAGTCTTTAGTTTCCATAACAACAAGTTTCCAAGAGATTTCTTAGACTTAAACATATCCTTTGACATGTCATGATCATCCCCTACATCTATATGAGCTATATGCTTATTATGTCTTACTGCATAATCATGATCTTTTAATAGATCACTTAGTTCTTTATTAGAACAGCTTACTATCTTAGATACTTTATTATCTTTTATTAGAAGATACTTCATTACGAGATAGTTCCTTCATTTACTAGCTTAGTCATGAGAGCTTGAAAGAAGTCTATAGATGGTTGGCTTAGAGAGCTGTCACCAATTAAGTCATCTACTTTACAAACTATAGTACTAGGTTGATACTCTCCTGAGTCATTAGAAAGAACTAACAGTAACGTAAGAGATACTTTACCTTCACTTGTAATCGAGGCATTAACACTCTTTACTGTCCATTTATCATAAGTAATAGTGGACCCACCTTGCACTACTGATATTGGATTCTGACTTGAAAAGCTTAACATACAGTTCCTTATTGAAAATATGGGATATAAGATACAACGCCGTTTATCAATATTTGTATATATCCTGCAGGATTGCCAGCTGCGCCTGGTACATTTGTAAGAGTTCCTACTCCAGCTCCTGTCGTTGTATTAGTATTTAAGCTGTGAGTGGGGGTAGTAGAGACCGCTCCTAATAACCAGCTTCCTGTTGAAGAGACTTGTCCTACTGTAGCCAAGGAATTAGGTGTACTGCTAGAAGCGCCGGCTGGAGATATTTGGAACTTAATAGTTCCTCCAACTCCCGTGCCTGTTCCTGCCCCACTGGCTAGATTTAGCCCCCCGCCGGCTATATTAGAACCTGATCCTGATGTACTCTGAATGGTAGTATCGACAGGAGAAGTATTAGTATCTCCATTACCAATTCTTAAAGAGCTTATAGCTCCGTTCTGTCCACCAATCATTGCTTGACTAGTTGTTGTACAAGTAGCGCCGTATCCAATAGCTATAGAATGATTAAAATTAGCGTAAGTGCCGAACCCAATAGCTACAGATCCTTCGTTATCAGCGTGAGATCCGAAACCTACTGCAGTACCTCCATAACCAGATGAAGTAGTACCTACTCCTAGAGCTAGACCGTAGGCTCCTGTAGCCATTGCTACATATCCTATAGCTAGTGAGTCAGTTCCCGAGGCAGTAGCAGCATAGCCAAGTGCTGTAGCCCTACTAGCCCCTGAGGCGCCTGCTCCCCATATCTCACTTACAGTACCAGATGAGGGACTTGAGGGAGGACTTGAGAATGTCTTTACTCCCGAGAATGTCTGAGTGGTGTTGTTTACCATCCCAGGATATGTAGCGTTTGCACTTTGAGCAGACAGTACGCTAGATACTAAAGCTAAGCCATTGGCATTAGCTGTTTGTGCATCTAAAGCTCCAATTGATATGGAGTTTTGTTTACTATTAAAAGAAGTCCAGTCTGTACTAGATAAATAACCATTATGTGTAGCATCCGCTACATGCTGAGCTATAGAGGTTCCTGAGCCTACAACAGCTCCAGTACCTCCAGTGACAGTTATACCGTCTGTGCCGGTATCAGTAAGATTTCCAAGCGTCAAAGCTGACTGCTTGCTATTAAACGTAGTCCAATCAGTGCTTGATAAATAGCCATTGTGTGTGCTATCTGCTACGTGTTGGGCTATCTGAGTCCCAGCTCCATTTACAGCGTTGGTACCATTAGTGACCGTTATACCATCTGTTCCCGTGTCTGTTAGGTTTCCGGGAGTGAAGGTTCCGCCTCCGGATGTAACCAATACCCAAGCTGAGCCGTTCCAGTAATAAAGATTCCCCGTGCTCTCGTCATAAGCAAAGTTGCTACCTTGAGAGGGAAAAGCCGCTAGATTAGCATAGTAGCTAATAGCTTTAATAGGGGGGTATTTTACGTAAAGTGAGCTCATGGGCCTTTTAAAAGTATCGGGGGTAAGCGTTTTAAGCCTACCCCCTTGAGCCTACTTAATTAAGCAGACAATGTAATTACACAGTTCCAACCTGGAGCTGTACAGATCAAGTTACCGTAGTAACCCATTCTGATTTCGAGAGCATCAGCATTACCAACGCGGAGACCTTCAAGGCCTTCGGCGCCGTACGTCAAGATATGAGGAGCTTTACCGAGTGATCGGAGCTTCCACATATCCATTTGTAACAAGTATGCCGTTTGAGAAGAACAATTGCGATCTGGGATAACTGTGATTGGTCCATAAGGAGCATTCACAACAATACCTTTGAACGCGATATCAGCTTCATCATGCTTTACTTGCACATATTGAACCTTAGATCCTAAAGACTTCTCTAAAGAAGCATAAGAAGTGAAGTTCATGAAGCACATATCAGGTTGTCCACCTTCTCGCGCTACTAAGCTAGATCCATCAATGAGCGCTTCTTCAATTGACTCGCTAGAGCCATCAAAGCGAACACCAGCAAGACGGGTAACGTCTGTAGAACGATTAACGTTCCAGAAGCTATCCGAAGAGCTAGGAGCTACTTTAGGGAGCCATGCAGCAAGACCAGAGATCTTTTGCATGTTAGCTGTTAAGAGGCCGTTAGCCACGAAGTTAACGTCCCCTTGTACTGCTAAGTTAGGGAAGGAAGTCGACCAGTTCGTAGGAAGTCCAGCTGATCCGCCAGGAGTAGCAGACAATTGGATAGTTCCGTTAGAACGATCAACAGCAATAACATAACCAAGAGCGGCACCAGTAGACTGAGTAGGTGTAGCACCAGAGATGCTAAAGCTTACTAAAGTCATAGTGTCTTCGAAGTTAACGATTTGAGCTGAGTTCGTAAGAGTGATCAAGCCCGATCCAGAGATCGAGGCGATTACACCACGACTTCCACTACCATCTTGATACAGATCTAAAGCTAGATCGTTCGAGATGTTACGAGCGCCAGTATCCATGGCGAGTTTGAACTCGTCAATGAACGTAGCAACATCATGCGCAGTGGCTTCAAGCAATTCGTTTTCGATAGTAACTAATTGATAGTTCTTTACTCGATACACGAAGAATGAAGACACTTGTGGAGGTGTTTGGTTGGTTTGAGCATTCCCGAAGCTAGCAGAACGTCCTTGCGGCGCTCCATAGGTCAAGGGAACTGGGATGTACTTACCAGCGAACCCGCTAGGGCTCTCGTCTTTTGGGATCAGTGCAAGAAGAGGATTCTTCTTATACACTAGATCATGTGGCAGGCTATTATCAGGATAGTATTCTTGAAGAATAGCAATCTGATTGGCCGCCGTTGCGTATGTAGCCATGGTTTATTCCTTTAGATTTTAGACTTCATGCGTTCAATTAACCGCGCCTTGCGATCAACTGCGCTCATAGTCTGAGGCCTTCCCATTTGCACCATTTGATTGGTTAATGTGGTAGGCATTTCAATTTTGTATGGTTCACGTGTCTTCGACTTTAATTGTATCTTCCTTTTGTCCAATTCAGCCTTAACATCATCTGCAGCATTAGAGGCTGCACCTTCTGCTTTGGGTTCTGCTTTGGGGCGTAACTTCGCCTGTACTTTCTCTAGCTGTGCAAGCTTTATAGCGTCCTCTAATAAGATCTCTTCGATCTCACGGGTAGCTTCTTGCACGTTCATAAGGACACCTTCGTCCTTGTAGACTTGCTCTATTAGAGCGGTCACTGCATCAGTACTACCTGATGCCTTGACTAGTGAAAACTCTTGGCTAGACTCTACTAAGCTCTTTACTTCAGATGTAATCTGACGCTTAGCTTGTTCATAGCTCTCTGCTTGTGCAGAGCTTAGCTTCTCTTCAATGGACTTATGTCCACCTGAGAGCTCTTCAATTCGTGCCTCTAACTGACGCATGCGTACAGTCATTGGGTCTTGATTTAACACGCCTAAAACGCCATTAGACAGTTCTTCGGGGGTTAAGCCATAGCTTAGGGGGTCCTTTAAGAACTGAGCCTTGTCAAACTGGGGGCTAGCCGGGGCTTGGGGCTTAGCTTGAGCATCTAATTGGGCTTTAAGAGCCTTAAGCTCTTGAGCTTGGCGTCTAATAGCTCTTTCTCTACGCTCAAGTTGCTCTAGTCTAGCGTCTTTTGGTGTTTGCTCGGGTTGAGCCTTTTCAGTAGCTATAGCGCCTGTACTTTCAACTACTTGTGTTGGGACTGTAGGAACCTTAGGGGCTTCTACTGGGGCTTGTGCTGGTTGTTGTGGGTTTAATGGGTCCATTGTCTATGGCTTTCTTGTTTAGTCTATCTGGACATTAGTTTATTAATGAGTTTCTTAACAAATCGTCTAATACGGATATTTATGGGTAGTTTTTTGGGTACAAGCTTTAAATAAGGGGGTTTGAACATATCACTCATTTATTTGGCCGATTGGGGAAGCAAGGGTGATTGCGGTACGGGCATAGGGGCCGCTAATTGAGGTTGTCCGGGTGCACTAGGCATAGCCCCTGGCATGGGAGGAGGCATCGCTGCTTGCTCCAATGCTTGCACTTGGCTATTAAATAGTCTTAACATCTCAGCCTTCTCAGGCTCGAGATTAGCGGTCATATACAGATTGTAATACTGAATAGATAGCTTCTTAGCTAGCTGTAAGTCCATGAACTCATCAGGAGGCGTATACATGCCATCATCTACAATCTGATCTAATAGCTGTAAGATGCGCTCTTCAGAAGCATTCTCTAGCTTCTCATTCTGCTCAAGATCTGGGTAGTCTAATAAGCGGCGGCCTTCGCGTATATCAATCATTCCAGCTTGAATAAGCTCTGTGATCTTCTGCATACGGCCAGCTGGATCTCTTGGGAGAGCTGAGGCATCAAAGCATTGGATGACAAAAGGATCATCAATAAGGTCAGCTTTAGGAAGATCTACTTCTTTAATGCCGTTCTTGTTTGGGTAAACTGATTGATAGCTTCCTGTTCGGTCTGCAATGTCTTTGGCAAGGTCGATGATTTGGTATGCCATGTCGACGAACATGTTATCATATCGTTTAACAAGGCTAGCGAAGCGGTCTGATTGCAGGTCATCGTACTCACGTAGTGCAACTGCTGCATTGAGGCCTGCTGGCTTCTGGCTAGCTGCTGCCAAGGCTGAGATACCGGATTGTTGGTAGGCGTAATCAATAAGTCGTTGGAGTTGAGCATATACTTCTTGTGGTACACAAGCAGCTACTGAGTATTCAGGCTTTGTGCCTCTGTAGGTGATGATAGAACCAATCTGGTCATTCAAGTGGGCCTTAACAACCTTAGATCCATCTTCTACGAATACTCTAGGTACGCCCACTAAGTTAATAGACTTACTAATAGTGATAAGGAGCTTATTGATCTCCATCTGAGTGCCCATTAGCTGTTCTGTAAGGGGTTGCCCGAAGAATCCAGCCATGCGGGGGCTATACCTTAAGAACACAAAGGGGAAGTAATCCTTCTCCCAAGGCTCATCGCACAAGTAGCCTTCCGCACATGCTATAACATGCTTACCATCTTTAGCATCTTTGCCAGAGGGTAAGTGCCATCCTTCAACAACCATCACCATATCACTAGCAGTCTTACTAGACTCTACATCATATGGTTCTGGGTTAGCTGCTTGAGCATTCATGATCTTAGACTTATACTCAGGGAACATATCCATGAGTACGCCACGATCAATAAACTTGTGATGATAGAGCTGTCTAGGATGACCATACATTCCATCATTAGGATCTACTAAGAGCTCTATATCTAATACACGCTCTGCGCAGACCTTCTCGTCTTTTTCATAAATCTTAATACAGCCTGTACCAACAACAGCTGCATCTCTTAGAGCAGTAGTGCCCAATTCATAGGCATCAATCTGATACATCTCTCCGGCAGTGAAGTCATTCAACTTCTTAGCTAAGTTCCTAGCTTTGTAGTCTCCATTGTCTGTAAGGAAGACTGGTCGGGGTCGGGCTTGGGTTATACGGCTCACCAGTGTGTCAACACACGATTGCACTACATTCATCGTAGGACGATCAAGGGGCAACATATTAGTCACTAAGCTACGACTAATGCCTGCTCCGCCATATGGGCCACCGTATACGGGCATATTAGAATATAAACGGCTATAGATGCTTGTTTGTCTATAACGGCTATTAAGCATTTGCTTTAGATAAGCTGCTGTATCAATCAAACCAATAGCGCGCTTATCTTTAGAGTCTTCTTCCCACCATTTGGAAGGTTGAAGTGGACGTGTTTTAGTAGCTTTAGTCTTAGCTTGTACTACTTCTTCACGCTTAGGATATGGGGTTACTTTGGCCATTTACTTATTCAGTCTTAAGGTCTTGTTCTAGATTAGGAAGGGTGCCGCCTGAGCTCCAGAGAAGGATATCCTCATCACTGTATTGTTCTTCTGTTGAAGGGTCTGAGGCTGGGTCTTTGGGCTTATTGAGTTGAGGAGGTTCTACGTTGGTGTAAGGATCTAGCTTAAAGCTTAAGGTATCTAAGGTAAGCTCAATAACGCCATGCTTCTTACATACTTCTATATATTCTGAGAGTTCTTTAGGTGTCATATTAGAAGAAGGGTGTTAGTCGTTATCGTGACCCATTAAGCTAGCTAAGCGTACTTTACGTAATGCTGTTCTAGCTGCAATCATACGAGCTTCCCGACGAGCTTCAGCTTGATCTTCAGGCATACGCTCGTTATCTTGCGTATAATCTCCCATGTCTTCATCAGACAAAGGACGGTCAGATTCTTTATCATCTGGGTCCATATTAGCCTCAGAAAGGGCCAAATAGTCTTCTTCAGAGATAGACTCTGACTTGGGTTTACGCTTTTCCATTGCTCGTTTAACTAAGTCTTTCATTTCCATTCCTTGTTGTAGCCCTATAAACCCACCATGTGCTTTATGTGCAGCCTTACGCTTAACGGAGTAAGCTATAGCTAAGGCTTGTTTTTGGGGTTTGCCAGCGTTCATCTCTGCCCGGACATTAGATCCGAAGGCTTTCTTGGATTTGCTGTGCATTAGAGGCATTCTAATTGTCCTAGGATACTCCTATTTTGCGTTTAAATAGGCCTAGGGCTTGTATTTATTAAAATATGAGGGCTTAGTATCAAATGGGTTCCCATTAGCCTCATCTTGGGCTAATTTCTCGAAATAAGCCTCTGCTTCAGCCTCTAGCTTATCTGATTCCTCATCTTGCCAGGCTTTAGTACCATATTTAGGCTTAGGTTTCTCCGGTATGTGACTAAATGAGTAACTTTCACGCCAAGCATATAATACAGCGTCACAGATATCTGAGTGAAACCTATCGCTTATAACCTTCCTATCTGGCTTAGTCTTATCTAAGTCCCATTCAACCTTCATAGCGTCTTGTGCGAACAAACTATCCTTTTTAATCAATAGGTTACCTGTTCTAAGGGATGCGTTCATTAGCTCTATATACTCATATTTACGAGTCTTTTCAGCAGGTTGAATAGGAATCTGGTAACGTCTGATTATCTCTTCACTAATCTTCTTACCTAAGCCTCCAGTATCCATAAGTATCTTAGATATTTGATATTTCTTACGTAATACCTCTATTTGTTGAACTAATTCAGTTAGATCCTGTCGCTTTGTGACAGTTTCTTCTACAAGATAGGTATGTTTAGACTTCTCTGACCATGCTAATACAGCTAAAGCATCAGCATCATGGAACCCAATATCTATACCTAAGATGTATGTATAAGCTGTTTCTCCTGGCAAAGTATTATAGTGATTAATATCTGGGTTATATTTGTATACTAATGAGTCTGTATCTACAGCTAATTCGCCAAAGAACTCACGGCGGATAGAAGGGTCTTCAACAGTCACTCCCCGTCGTTTAAGAACACGCTCAAGAGCCCATTGATGGGATTTACCCGATTTTTTAGGTATGAATGGATTATCAAAGAATGTCCATTTATGAACACTCCATTGACTAGATTTGGAGGCATCTACGAAATAACCTGAAGGAATTGGAGGGGGTGTGCCAATCATAATTAGAGAGCCATTATAATCTAACAGGGCTGGTTCTAATACATCATCAATAAGCTTTCTTAACAAGCTGTCTCTAATAGACTGAGCTTCATCAACATAAGCTATCTTAACAGGTGGCATTTGTCCCCGGATCTTATCTACGCTTGCATCATCTTTAGCTCCAGCTAAACGTACAACAGATCCATTAGGAAAGCGCATAACAAGTTCAGATTCATTAGGAACACCATTAAAGCCATGTTGATCATTAAAGCGCTTTACTTCAGCCCATACGATCTTCTTAGCATCAGAACGGGCGCCTGTTACATATAGAGCTGTGCATTGAGGGGTTTGGATAGCTGTGTGCACAAGATCTGCTGCACAAGCTGTGGACTTACCAGCACGACGAGAGCATAAGCCTACTTTAAAGGGTTGCTCATCTGCTACAAAAGCTAGTTGTTTATCAAATAGATGATCAGAGAGATCAAAGCTTTCTAGACGTCTTGCCGGCAGGGTCGAGCTCTGCTCTAATAGCTTCAATCTGTCCTCTATTGAGGGCTTCTTCGGCACGTTTAACCTTTTCTTCTAATTCAGCTTCTTTAGCTGCTAATTTGGCATCTGTTAGTACTTTATAATACTTAACAAGAGCTTCTTGATATTCCGGCAATAGGGGAATGCCAGAGCCCGTCTTACTAAAGATGTTGTTTACATCTCTTCTAATAGCTTCAATAATCTTTTCTGTAAGATCATTCATATTATTCTGTAAAGTCTACACTAACAATATTAGAATTAGGGATAAGGGTAGTTCCAAGTTTATGGCTAACAAGTACACCTAATTCACAATAAGACAAAGAAATGTCAGACTGTTTATTAACATTAAGAGTGAAGTCAGACACTACTTTAGTGCCGTGAATGCTAACAGCATTAATCACTAATACTGTCTTTACTTTAATTGGGTTCATTTGTGTTTCAATCATATTATTCCTTATCTAGCTTATTATTAAATTAATCTAAGAATGGATTAAAAGTCCAATTCTTTGGCTTTATCTTAGCTCCTAAAGACGTTAAATGGGATACAGACTCTATATTATCTGGGATGATCAATTTAGCTATTCCTAGCTTTCTCCAAGCTTCTTTTACATATACATAATGTAAACGCTTATTTGTAAGCACGGCATACCCTACTATCACTTCTGGATCGTTCTTAAGACAAGCTATAGCTACTGTAGAATTGTCTAATAAATTAGACACAACAAGCTTATACTTATCAAAGAATGTATCCTTGTCAATCATCCTATACCAAGGATTTCCATAGTATAGGCTTCTTAGCCAAGTAGCATAGATAAAAGAGGTATCATCATAGTTAGCTATTCTAATACCGATCTTTTCTTCTATGTTAATTGTCTGTGACGTATTTTCTGGCGATGTCATGTACTATCTCTCGTACCCTATTCTCTTCTAGTCCAACCTTTTTACCTATTTGAGTAAAATCCATACCTTCAGAATGATAAGCCCATATCTGCTTATCCCGTCCTTTTAGGTATTTAGTGTGTAAAAGAGCTCTAGCGCGTTCATAATAAGTTTGGGTATACTCATTATAAGCTTCTATAACTTTATAGGAATACTGTTTAAGATTACCTTGAGAATCCTCAAGATCTTTAAACCCCTTACTCGCTAGCTTTTTGTACCAAAGCTGGGTCAGCTTCTGGAGTTGCTTCTTGCTCACTTGGTGCTTCTTCTTTTTTGGGACGGCGTCCTGGTTCGATTAAAAAGAATGCTAAATGCTTAGCTTTAGACATTTTCAAAGCTAATACTAGATCCTTCTCATAAAACCAATCGCGGGATTCTGGTAACATTTGAATAAACTGGCCATACATACGTTTATAATGGTCATTATTGGGAAAACTATTACGTATAAGAAAGTCTTCAGCTTGTTTATCAAACTCTTCTTGTGTTTGAGCTAATACAATCTTACGCTTTAGGAACATCTGAGGCCTCTACAGGTACTTCTGCTTGTTTCTCTTCTTGTGGAAGTTTAGCGAAGTCATTGTTAAGTTCTTCAAGTTGTTCAACTAGGGACTCCACTTCTTTTTCCATTTGAGACAAGCGGTAAGTAGCTTCGCCTAAGTGGGCACAGAGCGTGCCATATCGTTTACGGATTTCTTCTTTAGTAGACATTAGGTTTCCTTTAGCTATTAAGGCTCTTCTGGCCTTTCTGTTCAACATATACTCTATAGTATCATATATTGAACAGTTGTCAAGTATTTGTTACAAATGTACCACTTTTTGTCAATAATAGGTCACTTTGTAACATATGTACGTCATAATGTACATATTCCGGTGTTCTGTGCATTATAAGACACACGCCGCCTTAAACCGGCGGTACTTGTATTATATGGGATATAGAGCTTGTTGGTGTAAGAGAAGTGCTTGTTGGGCATACATGTGGTTATACATGCCAACAAGTGCTTTAAGACCCCCTAGACCTAATTGTATCAATATGTCAAAATCTTGTCAAGCATTATTTTATGTAATATGGGAAATGTCAATAATATATACACTTTAAGCTATAAAATAGTTTATAGGTGTTATAAATGAACAATCAGTACTTAGCTCACCCCATTATTAATTATGTTATTGACCCCAGCTATAAACCTGGTATTATATATCTAAGAGGTGAGCAAATGAAACTTATAATCGTTAATACTAAAGCAGGTTGGATCGTTCAAAACACACAAACTTATGTGGTTGTAGCAGGTCCTTATCAATTTAAGCCACAAGCAGAAGCTGTTGTAGCTAAATTAGGAAAATAGGAATATATGAAACCAACTGAATTAAAAGATATCTTCATTCATAAAGAAGACTTAGAATTACAAGAAACACCTATATCTGAAGTTATTGTAAATAGTTATAAAAAAACATATACTACAGAAGATGACACTAATGATGGGTATGATGATCAAGATAGAGTGTTAGATTTAGTTGATTTAATGAAGAGAAGGTAATATGAAATATCATATGTATTATATGTTACTTGTTGTATTTATAGCATTCTTATGTGCTATCTTGGATAAAATCATATGAAATACTCTTATAATAATAGACCTATGGTAGATGTATATTTAAAAGCTTATGCATATGATGATATTCATCTATTAGAAGCTGTTTGGGCTGATACAATGGAACCCCTTACAGATGATGAGTTACAAGAACTAACAGATGACTATGATTGGTGTCATGAAGCTTATATTAATCAGGTGTCTTAATGACAATAGGACAGAGTGTAATATGGTATAAAGCCTCTAATTTTGATCAACATGAAGTTGTAGAAATTGTAGGCATAGGACTAAAAGATATTAGTGATAGCGCATTTGATGTATATATTATAGAGACAGCTAATGGGGATCTACTTAAAGCATGGGCTAAAGACTTAGGATGGTCAGATGAAAATTGACAACATAACTAGATTTGAAAATAAAACTAAAGTAAGTTCAAGCAAGAATTGTTGGGAATGGGTTTTAGCTAATGAGGTATTTAAACAATGAGAATTACGAATAGGTTGAACCTACCGATGCCGATTGTAGAAGCTATTAAGAATAAGCAATACTCTAAAGGCGAAAGTGACATTACAGTCACTACACTTATTAATCCCATTCAACAGACTATATTAAAGGAGCGTTATGAAGAAGAACTTGAAGAAGACGCAGCAGATCGGATATACGCATTGCAGGGTGAGTCTATTCACACTATACTTGAAAGAGCAGGACAAAACCTACCTAACTTTATTGTCGAAAAAAGGTTCTACTACAGTTATAGAGGTCTCAAACTTGGAGGCCAAATCGATATATTTGATATTGAACACGGTATGCTCCAAGATTATAAAGTCACGTCAGTATACTCGATTAAAGACGGCCCCAAGGAAGAGTACGTTAAACAAGCTAATATAAACTCATTCATTCTTCGTAAGAATGGTTATAATGTAAAGGGCTTGCAGATTGTAGCTATATTACGTGACTGGTCTAAGGGACAATATGAGAGAGAACTGGCAGACTCTAAAGCAAAAGGCTTTAAGTGTAAGTATCCTAGTCAACAAGTTGTTATACTTCCTATTCCCATAGTAGATGACTTGGATATTGAAATGTATATTCACGAGAGGATTGAGGAATATCGCAAGTCTTCGGAATTGCCGGATAGTTCACTTCCTGAGTGCTCTAAAGAAGAACGATGGGCCAAAGATGATGTATATGCTGTAATGCAAGATGGAAAAAAGAAAGCTTATAAGTTGTTTTCTGATGAAGAATCTGCTAAGATATTTATTGAGGAGAATTCAGATAAAGAATTACATCTAGTTAAGAGACATGGAGTTAGTACACGGTGCGAATCATTCTGTGCCGTAAAGGACAAATGTCCTCAATACAAACGAATGAAACAAGGAGATAAATAATGAGTAAAGCAACAAACTGGGCAAACGCAGGTAAGGCCGCTACAGCAGCCGTACCTCTTGCTAAAAATGGTAATAAAAAGGATCGTGGTATTCGTCGAGTAGGACAATTACACGCAGCTAGCTTAAAGTCTTACAAGACTGGTAGCTTCGGAGTAGAATTCCAATACACTATCGAAGGAATGGATACACAGTATGGTCCTCGTAAAGTGTATGAGAATGTAGTCCTTTCAGTGATGAATAAGGATGGTATTCTCAATCCTACTCAATACGGCGCTGCAACGCTTAAACGGCGTTTACAAGCATTCGGCTTAACAGCTGATGAAGTAAACCAAATCGGCACCCCAGTAACAGTTAAGAGTGAATTTAACCTCTCTCCTATTATTGGAACTGGTGTAGCTATCTATACTCGTGATGCAGAATACATGGGTAAGCCTAAATTAGAAGTCGCCAGTGTGTTTCCTCTTGGCGGCGAACAACAAAGCGCATAATTAATATAGGGTGCCCCTTTTGTGTAGGTGTGTTAAATGGTCAGTAGCCAGCCTTATATTTTTAGGAGGATGTAATGTTTAAGGTTGAATCTTCGAAGACTCAGTTTCAGGTCGGAGATAGGGTTCGTGTAATACCTGGAAATTCACCAGATCGCTTAGACGGTCGTGAGGGATACATCGTGGAAATGCCATATATGGATATGGCTTTCGTACAACTAGATAATTCTCCAAAGCTATTATATTTCTCTAAACAATATTTAGAATTGGTAGCTACAGGTAAGAATGACGTCCCTCAACGACCAGGCTATACAAAAGTAGAGTATCCAGGAACAGCCCCTTTACAACCTTTAGCAGATGAATTGGCTGCTAGTTGGTATCCTACGGAAGGCTCAGCTTATACCGCTGATGGGATTGTGTGGAGTACAGATAATGGTTTAGAGC